CTAACGCGTTTTCAATGCCGCTGCGTGTTGCGCATTGATAATGTCGATAACATCCGCAACGCCCTGTGCCGACAGTCCCATATACGGTCTGGCGGGAACCGCCGCCGGGCCGGGCGGCATATCGGGCAACCCGCCCCATTGATGGATCGCGGCATAAACTTTATTGGCGCCAATGGCCGCGCTGACGGCGTCATACGCTGTTGACAACGACATCGCCAGTCCCCCCTGTGAGCGCTGTAACATTCTGCCCGTCTTGCCTTTTTTGGCTAATTTAGCTTTATATTTATCGGTTAACGGCCGCCAGGGGTTACCTGTCGTCGGATCAGCTTCATTGGCAAATGCCTCTTCGCTTTCACTGGCGAGAACAGCGGCAATCGCGCGGGTCACCGGCGTGGTATCCCGCCCCAGCTTTTGAACACGTTTAAAGGCTGCTTGTATCGCCGCATCGTCAAATTGATAGTCCAGTTGCATTCATTCTTACTCATGGTAAAATAGGTTAAACAGTGTACGAATAACGGTAATTCGACGTCAGCGCAAAGCGCCATACGTTTATGTGGGTTCAACTCCCGCCACTGTGACAAGCCCCGTTATTCGGGGCTTTGTTGTTACAGCGTGCCTTTCAGTAACTCATAATTCCCGCCGGCGACCCCTTTTTTCAGTTCAGTTAACGGCACCCGGTAGGTATTAATCACTACATCTAAGGCATCCGGTTGCTTGCGTACAGACCAGGGCGCATTGACCACCGTTTTAATGGTGCTGTTATCATCACTACGGATATACAATACATTCTGATTCTGCCTATCCCACAGAACAGCGGAGGGATTAGCCACGGTTTTAGGGAGTGACTGATATTCAGCCATCGTCAAGGCCACGCCTTTTTTCTGGTGTTTAAGGCTGTCAGCATGCACCAGGTCTTTTTCACTGATAGCCAGCACGCGTGCGGCAGGCTTACCCGTCCGTTCTTCCACCGCCACGGCAATATCCTCTGTCATAAACCCTAACGGCTGAATGTTGTTGCCGGGGCGCCGTTGCGTCAGCACCTGACCGACCCATTGCGCGAACGCCTGTTGTCGTACCGGGGCATTATTTAATGACTGGATAACCTGACTACGGAGTTCCCGGTTTTGCAACGCAATCAGCTTACGCGCAATACTGATATCCGACCCCATTGCCAATTGCCCGGCATTGTTTGACCAGCCCGCGCCAGTGGTCATGCGCTGCTGGCCGTGGCGGTACGTCGTGACTTCTGACTGATAAACTTCCCCCGTCCGCTTATCAACCCCGGTTTCAACAAGCTGGGTACTCACCGCCCCAATACTGGACTCGACCTTTAACCCCATTCGTTTAACCTGAGCGGCAGTCAGCGCACGAACGCGGCAGCGACACCCCCAATCGTTAGGCGGATAGAGCGTGTTCCAAATCGGATCATCAAAACGAAACACCCGCCCGTTCATGGCGGCATGGCTTTTGCGGGTATTTTTATCCATCACGGCAATGTACTGCCAATAAGGATGGGTGTCTGTACTTGCCAATTGTTGTTGATATCGCCCGGCCTGATACGCGGTTGCTAAATTGGTGCGATAAATCGTTGCCAGCCGGGCCGGGCTGCCCAGTTGGACCGTTTCCGCATTACCACCACTATCAACCACAATTTGCTTACCCCACCAACCTTGTTCTTGCAAACGGGGTTTCAGGGTCTTGATAAAGTCGCGTTCAGTGGTGCCCTGACTCAGCGCTTTATCCACCTCATCACGAATAGTCGTCAGAATGTCCATATGCGCCGCTTTCGCCACCGTAAACGCCCGTGCATGACTGGCCGCCTCGGTTTCCTGCCAGTTCCAGCTAATGTCATAGCCTTTAGCCCGAAAGTAATCAACGGCCAGCTTTGGCTCCAATTTAGCGGCAATACCCAAATCAACCGGCTGTGGCATTTAAACGCCCCCACAGTTCGGCGACAAACATCGCCCGGTGTAACATATCGGCGAGCTGTTCATCCTCCATTTCAGTATAGAGTTCAGACGCTTTATTTTTTGCCGCCGCATAACCGCCGGCAGTGAGCGCTTCAATGACAGGCGTTAGCAACGGGTCAACGGTGTTTTGCCATTCCTGGCCGCTTACCGCACCTGGCATGGTATTCACCGATGTCACCGGCTCTGCCGTTAATGCTGTCCAGCCGGTTTTAGCATTTAAGAAAGCGGCAGAAAAATCCGGTGTTGCAGGGGACTCCGGTGCTGTCAGACAATCTTCATCATCCGCTGCCACGGGAATTTGTAGCTTATCATGCACCCACTGCACCGGAATTTTCATCCCGAGGCTGACCAGCGAGGGCAATGCCGCTGCGTAGGCGCTCACATCTTCCGGTTCGGACAAATCAAATTCAAACACCGGCTTACGCCGTTGATTATCGAACGATTGGCAATTAAGGGCATACAAAGGAAATACCAGGTCTCGTGTCAGTGTGGACGCTAATTGCGTGGCGTCACTGCTGCGTACTTCGAAACGTACCTCATTATGCACGTTACCCAAGGCGTTGGTACTGGTTGCACCGTCGGCCTGACTGGTTAACGTTCCGCCGAGGATGGCTTTGGACATACTCAGTTCCGCCCAATTCATCATGGACATAAACGGGTCTGCCGTGCCATCCGCGGCATTTTTAAAATCAATCAGCATGGAGCGTGGGATAATCCCGCCGGCATTGTGACCAATCGACATCACCGCATGCAGCAGAGTCTGCTTCTCTTTGTCGGTCGCGCCGGCCGGATATTGTCCGACGCGGATCGGCAGACCGTATATTTCCAGAAATTCAGCTAAGTCCCGGACAGAATAGTTCTTGAAGATAAACGGCCAGACCAGAGTGCGAATTAAGCCGGTACGGGCAAGATAACCCGACTTGGATTTGGCAATATGCTGTATCCAGCCAAACGGCTGTAAATCTTCTCCGTTTGCGGTTCCATCCCGCAAGCGTAACTGATTGCGTTTATCTTGTGGCGTCTGAAACCAGGACGGATCACGCCATTCCACCGCACGCGGAATCATCAGATCACCGACATTTTCCCATTCGATCTCCTGACAGGAAAAACCTTTGTGAATGGCATCCGTGGCATCAAAGAGACAATCCGGCAACCAGCTGGCATCCGATAAGATTTCGGTCAGTTCTTCTGAATCCCGGGTTTCTTCACGGCTGGCCCGGTGTGGTGGCTTAATGGCCCAGTCAAGCGACTGAATAGCCCGCCGGCGCTTACCCAATTCTGACTGTAAATGGGCGTCTTTTTCTTCCATATCTTCCGCCAGTTCACACTGTGCCAGTAGCTGCCCGCGCTCGGCCTCAATCAGAATTTCAGCCGCGCGCGCGGGCGTCAACCCACTCACGGGATGATCCCCGTAGTATCGGCGCAACTGTGACACACGGGACTCATCATCCTGCGTTTGCATCTCCGGCTTAAACCAGAAACGGCGGCCTACCGCATCCACTAACCTGTTTAATATTTTCACCAGCAGCCTCGCTCAAAGGTTGGTAAATCGTCGTCGTCATTTGCCACGGTGTGTTTACCCGGCAACGGAATAAAGTCAATCATTTGTCCCTCCATATAGGTCGCGCGGGTAAACATCAAATACGCCCCGGCACTGTCACCGTGACGTTTTTTACCGTCGGCCCCGGTTCGGCGGGTTTTATCAATTTTCGGGACGCCCCGAATATTCTGAATTTGACGCTGGTCAGTAATAATGTCTTCATCTTTCGGAATGCGGATATCATTGGATTCATACAGCGCTTTGTATTTCGGCGACCACTCCCGATAAAAGTTATCGGTGACATGGATAGCATCAACCATATCTTCACCGTAGTGTAATAACACGGCTTCCCCTAAATAACCGCCATTTCCGGTCGAGTCGATGGCGATACCCACCAGGCGGGGGAGTCGGTCAATCATAAAAAAGGCTATCTGGCGTTGCTGATTGTAAGGCACATCATGCAATTCAACGGTGACATGCAGCATGCGGCGCGTGTCCTGCTCAATACTGCCGGCACCGATAACCGATAGATCGCCGGAACGGGCAAAATCCTGCCCGTAGGCATGACGGGTATCAGGATCCAGTTTTTGTAATGCCGGTAACAGCGTCTCGTCACAAAACGTCAGTACCGTGTTTTTACGCTCATCTTCCGTCCAGGTCATATGGCCCCTGGGCATAGCAAAGCGGACAACAACACACTGGGCGTCGGTTGCCCGATCAATCAGTACGCGAGGGATATAGGCCCCGCTGCCTTGCTTCGGTACACAATAATATTCTTCCAGCGCATCGTCTTCTGTGGCGGTATCTTTGAACAGATGGGTTTTCCATTCGTCCTCGGTTTCCTGTGACCACGGTTGACGCCTGACCTGACAGATACGCTGATACAACCCCTCATTGCAGGCATCATCTAGCGTGATGGTATGAATGGAATAGCGTTTGCGCCCGGCGCGGGAATCCTGGATCAACTCGTTGAACAGGTTTTCAGTGCCATTATGAGTAGAAATAATCCGCACTTTTGCCCCCCACATCGTCAAGGCCAACGCGGCTTTCAGCACTTCGGCCAGCCGTTCATGGAAAGCCGCTTCATCAATGGTGACATTCCCTTGCATCCCACGTAAGTTTTTGGGATTACTGGATAATGCCTGGACTTTAAACCCGCTGCTAAAGTAAATGATGAATGTCAGGATATCTTTGTCTTCATCTTCAAAGACCTCCTCACCGACTTCACCCGCCGCCAGTCCGTAAGCTTTGGCCCACATGGCCGCCGCATCAATGAACTCACGCGCCATGTCTTTATTGGAACCGATATAGAAATGGTTTGTGCCACCAGCATCACGTGATTGAGCCGCCGTCAATGAGGCATCCGCTGCTTCGGCCCAGGTTAACCCGGTACGCCGCGATTTTTCCGCAATCTTGAGGACGGCATTATCCGCTATCCAGCGCCGCTGATAGCCCAGCAAGACGGCATGGGGATCAAACGTCTCATCGTTAACCGCGTTGATAATAAATTCTGTCGCCGGGTTTAATTCCTGTGCCAACATTAAGCAATCCCCAAAATTTGCCGCTTGATCTCTGCCGCCGCTTCTGCCGTGAGGCCAGCCTGTTTGACCAGGGTTTCTGTCTGCTCTGCGGCTTCCGCCGCAAAGGCCGCGCGGATCTCTTTTTCGCGCTTCGTGCTGGTCATGGCGGCCTGTTCAATCCGGGCAGCAACCAGGGCTAACTGGGACAAGGCCTTCGGTTCAACCGGCTCCCCGCCTTCGGCCAGCTTCATGCTGGTTTCAAACGCCAGGGATTTCACAAACTCTTGCAACAACTTACCCACGTCGGAAGAGGGCGCAGAACCCAACCGGGAGACCCACACATCAGCAATTTCCCGCCCTTCACGGATACGCGCGCCCAGGGTTTCCATCCGGGACGCATAACGATTCAGCCCGGTGCGGGAAATTTTCAGTTCATCCGGCAAGCCTTCCTCATCAATCAATTCATTCACTGCCGCCCGGATATCTTCCTGGGTATGCCGTTTGTCACGCAGCAAACCGTGCAACTGGTCCCGGATGGCCTGCGGCAACAAATCAATCTTGGATGGCCGGCCACGCGTCCGTTTATCATTCATGACTATCCCCTGGGCCGTGGCCGTTTTACACCGGGTACGGTACTGCGACCCTCTGCCACATCCACGCCACGCCCGGTTAAAGTCATGACCAGGCAACCGGCAACATCATTGACTGAAACCAGCCCCTGTTCGGCCAGCCAGTGGCAATGCGTTCGTACAACATCACGACTGACCCGATGGCCGTAGGCATCAAGGCAAGTCTGTAACACCGATTCATTAGCATCACCGCCACACTCAGCCAGCGACCGCAAAATCACCAATCGCTGGTCGGTATTTAAGATTTCACGCATGGATGACATTAATTCTTTTCCTTTAATTCATTTTGCAATAACAAATCGCTCAGGTGGCGTAACTGACGCAGCTCCGGCAAGGCGGCTTTTAAGTCGCCGCGCAGGTTCGCCATCTCCAGCTGCAAAGCGTGCAATTCTTTCTGATTGGGCAGAGAGGATAACGAGCCTTCGAGTTGACGCACCTGCATTTTAAGTAACTCCACATCATCACGCTTGGCGTAGGTTTTACTGAGCAACACCAGCACCACGTTAAAGGTGACCGTAACCGCGGCCCACATTATTGCCCAGTTCTCTTTAAGTAAGACCAGCACTGAATTTTTTCCCCCGTAATTCAACCTGTTTTTGACAGCCAATACAGCGCTCAAACGCCGGATTAATGGCAAGCCGGGCGGAGGCAATCGCCTCGCCGCAGTCATGGCAAAATCCGTTCCCTGTCTGAACCGGGCGCTCAAAACACGCTCTTAGGGCTAATTCGCGCTGGTATTGCTCTAACTCATAGGCCTGGTCAATCAGTCTGCTCATTGTGCCTTTCCTGTTGTTTGCCCGCCCAGGCTTTGATTGCCCGAAGCTTTTGCGCCAGCTCCTGACTCCATTGCCCGTACCGACCGGCATGAGTCAGCAGTGCCTGAGGCTCGCCGGAGCGGGGCATCGGCGGTTTCGCAGGCAGTTGTAACAGATCAGGGGGAATTGCCGGGCAGGCTGAAATCACCAGGGGCGGCGTGGCGGTAACCGAGAGCGGTTTGGTAGAGCCGCAACCCGTCAGGGCCAATACCGGTGTAAGCACTACCGTCATTATTAAGGGCATCCGGAATACTTTGCTCAATACGCTGCGTGGTTTGCGATAAGCGCGTGATAGCGGCGTATAAGTCATTTGAAATTTTTTCGTTTGCATGTTGCTGTGCCTGCTGTTTTTCAATCAAATCATGCAGCGCGCCGGCGTTTAATTCGGCGGTGGCTTTTTGTGCCAGGTAAAAAGACAGTTCTGCTGCTTTACGGTTTTCAATTTCTTGATCTATTTTGGGCTGTAAGCGTAATTCAGCGAGTTTATAACCCACACCGCATAGCCAAAAACCTACACCACAGAGCAAGACAATGCGGCCATAGTGTCGGAAACGTCGGATAGGATTAATCACGGGCAAATACCTCTCTGTTCTCGGTCACGCTGCCCCGCTCTCTGTCACGTTTAATGGCCGCTTGTTTTGATGCCTGAGAATGGGTGACCCACGCGGCGAGGTAGCCGACGAACAGCGATTCATCCATATGACCGGCCAGTGCACACCACAGCAATACCACTGTACTGGCAATAAATGCCCCCAATAAAGTCGTATCGGACGTCGAAAGGCGTCCGGTGGCGGGATTGCTGATGAGCTGTTTCAGATGTGCTAACATCCCGGCCTCCTGTTGCGTTCAGCACGCAATAAGCGGATATCTTGAGCAGAAACGGATTGCCAGCCCCGACAAAACAGAGATTGATACGTGGCGTTATGGCTATAGATTGGCATGTCGCTGATATCGTTGCCGGCCAATGCCTGCTGTAAACAACGTTCCCGCCCGGCTTTATAGATACTGAGATAACGCGGGTTACGCAGTTCAGCAATTTGTCTTTTTAATAGGTTGTCTGAAATCGGCGGCGGCAGCATCACAACACCTCTAACACGGCGGATGCCAGCTTATCCAGGCGGTTAAACCACCCGGATAAAAAAGCTTTTTGTGTCGGGTTCACGGCAATAATACGCGCGTAAGTCAGTGCACGCCGATTAAGCAGCCGGATAAACAGATATTGTGGCGCAAAGGTTTCAACGGCATTCAGCGTATCAGGGCCGATAACGCCGTCATCCCGCACACTCATCGCCCGTTGTAATTGCTGTACGGCGGGCTTGATTCCGTGCTGAACGGCGGCATCAAACACCGCCAGTGAGATACCGGCAGGTAACTTATCGCAACCGGCTTTCAGCCAGAAATCCCGGTAATAGAGTGCGGTGGCGTCGTCTTCGGTTAATGCGGCAATATTGAGGTGAGGGTAGCTGCGCTGACTGATACCAAACTTGGTCTGACCGCCCCGATCATTGGGGTTATTGACATAGCCGCCCTCCACGGACAGCAAGTAATGGATAGCATGGATAAAGGAAACGCTGTAACGGTAAGTCATGATGGCTACCTGTTGTTGATAATCGGTAGCTCATCATCTTATGGGGCGGGGAGAGGATGGGTTTGTGGGGAGTCAAACAAAAATCAATCAATAGCGAGAATGATTGTTAACTAAAATCACCTTGGCTAATACCACAGGTAAAAACAATATCACTCGTTCCTTTATCAATGGATGTGTAATATCGAAACGAATTAACAGAGGTAGATACTTGCCTACCCTCAACTCTGGTTGCAGCTGCCATCGTTGCGAGCAATTCTTTACCTTGTTCTTCGGTGAGGTTTTCGATTACAGATTTAGAAAACTGCACACACAAAACAGCCGTATCCATTAACTTTTTTTCCAATACTTTTTCATTGCCTGTTAACTTAAATACTGCGGCTATAGCTCTATTATTAGCCCAATATTGGTTTCCATCAACAATAGCAACATGAGTATTTTTTTTAGTGTCACCTATAAATTTCCATTCACTAGCTTTTAGTAGGCCATAGGCTTCTAAATTTTTCTTCACAGTGTCAAAGGCAGGAAGTTGAGCCGCATGACAAGAAAAAGAGAGTATTAAACATGTTAATAGGAAAAGGCATTTTTTCATGATCGTCCTTACTTATCTAAGAGGTAAATCAATTTGATAACGTTTTCGATGTAGCATCAACTGTTGGCGCAGAATAGCATAAACTGTTGAATGAGTAAGAGCATATTTCTTAGCCAGATTATCAATATTACCTTGCGAACGGCTCCATTCATCAAACAATTGGTTATCCCGTAAAGCCGCTTTTAGTGTTTCCCCAGTGGGCAAGTAAACCGCCCGCCCTCCGTAATAATGCGCCAATGCACCCACAAGCTTACTGCTGGATAAACGGGAGAGTGTTTCTTCTTGTCCTTGCCGTTGCAATTCAGCACTGAACAGATCAACCATATCTGCCAGCAACTGCGGCCAGCGCCCTTGCAACTCAGCAAAGGGGATATCATTTAACCTATCCAAGAGTTGCCCCAGTTCGACATGATCATCATCAAAAAGTGGCAGGTTTATTTCGCTTGTTTTGTTAGCCATTCGGCACCTCCTGATAACTTGGTAACATCAACGCCCATTTGCTGCATTTGTTTAAAATAGGCATCACGACTATCAGAACCTGAAACTTGCTGCCGTTCACGTTCATTGATATTGCTACTTTGAGCAAAAACTTGCTCGGCTGACTGATAGACGGTTTTCAGGTAGTTATGATTAGATAACGGTTTCTTGTCCCCCTGTGCCCGCTTTTCCCGGATCCGTTCAACGGTTTCGCTCAATGCGTGAGCCAGCACCCGGCCAGGTTTGTAAAGCGCCAGCACTTCCCCGGCCAGCTTTAATGCCCGGCTGTTTGACAGGTTTTGTTTCTCACGGCGAAACAGGCCGATATAGGCCACCAGATGCCGGGCACAACTGCCCGGTAACTCAGCCAGTATTTTCAGTAGCTGACGGCTCGCGTCATCTTCACATAACGCCTCTAAATGCCAGTCAGAGTGGCAAATTGGGCAACGGGCTATTTTCATGATGATTTCCCCATATTAAAGGCGTGACATATTGCATCGTATCCCCGGTGTTCTGGCAGAGGTTGCTTGCGGGCTACCATGCCTTCTGTCATCAACCGGATATGCCATTTTTTCAAACTCTCAATAACCGGATAAACCAGTGTGGGTGTTAGCCAGCCGACCTCTGCGACCCCGGCACCATTATTGATTTTAGCTGTTTGCCGCATCACAAATTTATTCAATGCTGACTCTGAACCATCATCAATAAACCCGTGCTGATGCATGGTGATCCAAATAGCCCGAATTTTGTTGATTTCTGCCGTGCGCACACGGCCTTTAACATGCTGATGATTACGTTTAAAACGGCGTTTAAATCCCCGTTCAACAAACGCGGCGTACACCTGTTTTAATTCATGATGAGACATATCACTGCATGATGTTTTCCCGCCGGTTACTGTCGCCAGGGCCGCGCGATAAGTGTCATCATCAAGCTTAAGCGTCGTTTTTGCGATATGAATAAGGCGGATCAGTTGTTGTTTATTCATTCTCATTAACCCATGCTAAACCGTCAATTTTTTTGTATTGCCGGATCAATTGGCTGGCACTTGCAAATATCGGAGAAAGATAAGTGTAGTTGCTATATGCATTTGGGAATGTCTTTTTCAGATAACGTTTACCCATTTGTTTTTCCATTTCTGCAATTTTTGCTTTGCTATAAAGCGGCTGTGTCACCGTCAGCCAGAATAGTTTTGTAAGCGGGTTATACTCGTCACACTTTTCATTCCCCCAACCCGCACACAGAGTATGATTAAAATACACAAAAAGCTTATTTCTGCTTTCACTCACTCTTTCCCGAACAATACTAATGACAGTCTCCTGGTACTTAAAATTAACGTGACAAAACAATCCCTTAAGCTCGCACTCAATTTCTTTCCAGTTTGATTTATCAATCATTGGGTTTTCCTTATTGCCTGAATTTGGCGTAAGCCTGCCCTGGCGGGTTTACGCCAATTAATTAAAATGAATTAACCGATAATTAAATTAAGCCGGAGTTAAATAATCCGTTCTCACAAAATAAGGCTCAATGCTAATTTCAACCACCGTGCAATTCGTTAAGTCTTTCGCTTTACCTATCGTCTTGACCGGTATTCCACCGCGTAATATTTTGTTGGGCTGATAGATAAAACTGGCCCCAACCCGATAACGTTGATTAAACCGTCTCGCTTTCATATCAGACTCCAGCGATATCCAGTGATATCGGTTTATACTGGTCAGTATCACCGACCCGTTCATAAACCCGAATATAGGATTTACTGCCGATAACCTGCAATGCTTCGCCGATGGCAACCATTGCCTGTTGCCAACGTTCGTCATCAATATCAAGACGGCGCAGGGCCAGAACGCGCCCGGTGTTAATATCGCCCTCTTTATCGGTGGAGAACGCCTGATTAATCAGCGCATGAATTTCAGGACGCGCGCCCTCTGTCCAGTCAGCCAGGCAACTGTCAATCAGCTCTTTTGCCGCTTGCAGACGCTCATCAAACGCAATACGGTCCTGTATTGCCCGCTGGATTTTGAAGCGTCCGTCATAGCAAGGTAGTGTGACGTTCCCTTTTTTCCCGCCTTTTGTTGCGCCATACGCTTCTGCTGACAGGTCAATAAACGCCTGAATATCAGCAAATGCCCGCAGCTTCAATTCAGCTAATGCCGAGTTAACGGTAATGGCCTGTTCGACGATTTCCCCGACCAGGCGGTCCCGCTCTTTATCAATTTCACGGATAATAGAGACTGGTGTTAAAACACCTTTAGCATCAACCCAATAGCCCTCCGGGGCCTGCTGTGTGGTGTATTGTTTAGTGGACATATTGGTTAACCTCCTGAGTGTGAAAACATAAATCGTGTTCCTGCGCGAGGTAATGCTTAATGACTTGTACCAGCGCCATGACCTCTTGTTTTTCATTGGCCGTGTAGACAGCCCCCCCTGACGCCTTAACGTCGTGCATTAATTTCCCCTGATGAGTGGTAATGACAATTTCGATTTTAACAGCCATACATCCCCCTAATTAATGTAATGATTCAGACCAATACACCTGACAACCGCAATGCATAAACATCCCCTGCCGATAATCACTGTTGCGCCCCAGATATCGGTAAGTGGCCTTGCCATTACGAATTAACTGTTCGCAATGCGTATGGCGGGCAATTTGAATACGCGGGGCGCTATCCCGTATCATGATACTCATCACAGTAAAGCCTTGTTGCGTCAGCGCGGATACCGCATCACCGACACGATTGAATGCCGAAACCAGAGAATCCTTTGTCATAATGTCGTCCCCTCTAAATCTTTAACCGCTGCGCGGATATGTTTTTCCGCCAGTGATTCGTTATTGCCCTTAGCAAACATCGCGGCCAGCCGCAGGGTATGAGATACGGTACGCAATGCCCCAGGGCGTTCTGATAACTGTTGGACTAATGCGCGTTCCTGTTGGCCCAGTCCCCAGGCATCCGCAATGGCGGTAACGTCATCTTTTTTGGTTTTCAGGATGGCGACTTTTTTCGCAATTCGGCTAAACAGTCGCGCAAAGTCCACACTGCGGGAACTGCCGCCGGTGAGTTTGGCATAGACCTGATGATTACCGACAAGGGCCAGACCAATGCCTGTTTCTTCCTGAAGAATGCGCAACTCCTCAAGCACCGGGTAATCAAGATGGTCGGCTTCATCAATCACCAACAACCCGGATGTCCCGCGTAATTTTCTGCGCACTGCACGGCCTAACTGACCCGCCCGGCGAGGCGCATCCCCCAGGCCCAGTTCTAAAGCCAGTTCGTACAGGCATTCGCTCAGGCTGGCGCGGGAGGGTGAAACGGTTATCAGCCACACGTTAGGCCGTTCAGCCACAAACTGCTGCAAGGCTTTGGTTTTACCGACTCCCGGACTGCCGTAAATCACACTGATACATTGCGCAAGCTGGGCATATTGCAACGCACTCCAGATTTGCCGCACAGTTTTGGTCTGAACAAAATCCGGGGCTGCCGGCATTTCATTGGCGCGCTTGCGGCGGTTCTCCAGCCAGACGGACAGCTGGCCGGCCACTTTGCTGTTGTCCCCTTTATAGCTTTCATTCATAAACTGAGATAAAGCCGTACTGGAAATGCCGCTTTCACGGGCGACATTGCTGTAAGTCAGGCCGTCACTTTCAACCAGGGTTCGGATAGCGGCACGAACGTCGGCCAGCTCTGTTTGTGTTTGAGTCAACGCTATAATATTGGTCATCGTATTCTCCTCAATTAAATTGTGTTTTTCTGCTGTTGTTCATGCAACTGTGCAACCGCATGTTCAAAAGCATAGTCATAATCGGTGTCTGACTCGGTTTGTACTTCAACCTGTACACGCCGCACGGTATTACCTGCCGGGTGGTAAATTTCCACCACCCGGCTTTCTGGGGGGGCCGGCGGCACGGTTTCCGGCATCAGTTCCGCCACCTCTAATGCCGTCATACGGCGCTGGGCAGCCGTGGCTTCTTTAGTGCGCTTAACAAAGCGTGTCCGGTTACGGTCATGCTCACGGGCAGCTTGAGTATCACCAAACCCGGATTTCTCAATACAGGTGGCTTCACAGATAAAACGGCCATCCAGGGTGTAACACAGCACACTGTCATGCAGGGCTGCCGGATCAAAGCGAATGACGATTTTGTTAGGCTTAATCCCCAGCAACTGCTCGTTGTAGTACCGGTTTTTACGTGACTGTATTTTGCCGCCGGCGTTTAAGGTAAAGGCGCCATGGGTGACCGTGACTGATTCAGACGGCAGCAACAGTAAATGGCGCTGCTCTGCGGTCGCTTTACGCACCGTACTTTCCTGATAGCTTTGTTCAAAAGCCGCATCAAAGGACAACATGCCCCGGCAAACTTCCGTATCGCGCCTGGGCCGTCTGTTCCAGAAAGCGATCCCTTCCGCCAGCGCCGTTAAAAAGGTTTCTGCATCAACAACCCGGTCACCGTAATTATCCGGCTTTGTCATTGGGTTAGCGCCGGTGTAAGCCCCCGCCAGTGCCGGATGCTTATCAACAACTTCACCCAGCCCCCCATGAGAGAACGCCCGTTCAACCGGTTTGGCCTGCCCATGGCCCCGACCGAACAGCACACTGGTCCAGTGCAACTGGATACCCAGCAACGGGATGATGCCTTTCGGGTCATCTTCCTTGACCTTGAATCGGTAACGGTTGGGTACACCGCCCGTCATCCACTTGTTAGCGGCGGCCCGGGTGTTATCGATAGTGATGTGTTTGGGAATACCGTATTGCTCAACCACATCGGCCAGAGCCAGCCGGATGCTGTCGCTGTTCTCGGACACATCAGTACGCCAGGCCAGAATCTTGCGAGTACGGATATCCTGCCAAATCCAGGTCTTGGGTCGGATAGTTTCACCGTTAAACCATTTAACAAAAACGTTATGCTGGTAACCGTCGCCGTTAATCCATTCCATCGCATCCAGTTCAAGCACAGTGCGCTCTTGCGCAGGATAGAGCCGCATCAATGCGTGCTCACCTTCACGCAATAACACGACCTGTTCGGTCGGTACTTCACGCTCCAGCTTGCGGCGCAGTGATGACAGGCTCGGTATCGTCCAGCCGTGGTGCACAGCAGCTTCTTCCAGCCGGGCGTAGCAGGTGCGTAAAGCGGGTTGCTCCGGGCGCAGATAATCAGCAAGTAAGAAGTCCCAGGCGGCAGACGTACATTCCGCCTCTTTTGCCTTGCGCGCTGCCATATTGTGCCCATGCTTACCAATTAGCGCTGCCAGCCAGTCAGCGCGGTCAAAAGGTTTCGCCTGGTAGTACCAGCGCCGAACACTGGCTGAGGGAACCTGTAACGCATCCGCGACAGAATCAAATGCGGTTAGGGTGTCGATACCGGTTTCAATCATGCCGGCCACCGCAATCACGACCTCACATTTTTGGCGTGCTTTTTCACGCTGATTATTGTTAGCGTTATTCCAGTTTTGCCAAAGCAGCTCATGCGAGTAGGTTTCTGCCGGCTGTTTTTTATTTTTGATGTCAAACCGCAGGTTGTTGATTTCCACCGCCCCTTGCTTTTTCAGTACTGCCGCCCGGGCGACAGGAGGCAGGCAACTTATCGGGTATTCAAATGATTTTGAACCTGAGCGTGTGCGGCGCTTTTCGCCTGCTAGTTTATCCAGATTTGCACGAATGTTATGTTGCATGCTGGGAAAGCCTGGCAAGCCAATACACTCTTTAGCAGTAACCCAAATATCCATCAGTTTCACACTCCCAAATGAAGGGGATTGCTCCCGTAGTTTTCTTTTGTATGGTTAACGGTTATAGCGACTCGGCCAAATGACTGACGGGTCAACCCCAATTGCCTGAGCGATAATTCTTTCACCCTTCGGCCAAGGGCGTGTTAATGCATTTCGCAAAGTATCCTTAGCTAAACCTGCTCTGACAGACAATGCGCGTAGATTTGTGCCGCGTTTTTCTAAGGCTGCGCGGATATCTGCACGATGCCAATCTGCTTGCTTGCTTGTCTGCAT